CTGCTATCGCGTCTGCCGTTATCCCAAACAAGGGTGACCTGGTAGTGGGTGACGGGAACCTGGGTGTCAACTATGACGCGTTGTCAGTCGGGGCGAATGGCACAATCATCATGGCTGACTCTGGCGAAACCTTAGGGTTGAAGTACGTCACGTTTGCGAACGATCAGGCGGTGTTGTCGTCACAGGTATTCGGCTGACGTTCAACTAAGCGTGGTTGTAGGGAACTAACTACAACCTGACAACGCTTGTGATCACTAGCGTTGGGTTCATGTTGAACAAGACCCAGTTGAACGACGTTCTGGAACGCGCACTGGCAACCTACCTTCAGACCGTCACTGGTCTGCTGAGCGCGGCCCAGTTCGGTATCTCAGGTGTTGAAGACCTGTCCACCCTGAAGACCTGCCTGGTTGGTGGCTTCCCTGCGGTGCTGTCGCTGTTGAAGGGCTACCTGGCTGTGCGTGTCCCGTTGGGTGACGAGTCGGCTTCTGTGCTTCGTGTTGGCTACGAAACGAAGGTCGTGGAAGTGCGTGAGGTTCCGGCCAAGAAGAAGGCGACGAAGAAGGCTACGGCTGTGAAGAAGCCCGCACCGAAGAAGACGGTGCGCTGATGGGTCGCCCCTACACGGGTTGGGACGGTGACGCGAGAGGCAAGCGGGCTGGCACTGAGAAGTTCGTCCAGTTGATCTGCTTCCTGTCGGGGAACAAACTGTGGAATAACGGGACGTGGACCGTGCGTCCCATGAACAATCCGAACGCTAAGGCGCGTCCTTCGGTTCATGGCACTGGTCGTGCGGTTGATCTGTCGTGGCGGTTCCAGCGCGAACGTGGTCGTGGTGGTTCTTACGCTGACGCTCAGCGCATGATGGACTTCCTGGTTCAGCACGCCGACCTGTTCCGCATAGAAGAAATCCATGACTATTACCCTGGCCCGTTCGGTCGTGGGTGGCGTTGTGATCGTGAGTCGTGGAAGGTGTATGACCGTCAGACGATTGGGTCAGCACCTGGCGGTGATTGGATTCATGTGGAGATTTCGCCTGACTTCGCTGACGACCCTGGCTACTACGACAATGTTGTGAAGCAGTTATTCAGTGGAACAGCAAGCGCGCCAGCACCGAAGCCCGCACCTGCGCCTGCGAAGGTTGAAGCCCCGAAGCCTGCGCCCGCACCGAAGCCCGCTGAGCCTGCGCCTGTGTTGCGGTTCGACTATCCAGGCAAGCCTGTGAAGGCACGTTCTAAGGGTGCTGGTGTGGAACTGGTTCAGGCGTTCCTGAAGATTCCTGTCACTGGGACTGCTGACCGTTCGACAGTTCAAGCGATCAAGGCTTACCAATCCATGTCTGGGTTGAAGGCTGACGGAATCGTCGGGCCTGTCACCTGGAAGTCCATGTTCGGGTGATCTTCAGTGGACACTTGGGTTCCTGTTCTGGTTGCTGTGTTCGGGGCTGGTGGCCCTCTCGTCGTTCTGATGACAAGGTTCGACCGTCGCAACACCCACCAGCATGAAGTGAACATTCGGGCGCAGGAACGCACCCTGAACGAAGTCACCGCGGCCCGCCGTGACATTCAGCGTGTGGAACAGCGAGTGGACAAGCAGACGGAACGACTTGACGAACACATCACGTTCCATCTTGATCAAGCCTTGACAGACAGTGAGTGACTTCCTATTCGGGGCTGACACTCGCTGTGATGGTTGCGATGTTGAGTGGGCGCACTTTCATGCTGGCCCGTGGTGCTGGCTGTGTGGTGTCGAAGGCGTGTCGAAGTACGCACGCAAGATGACGGTCGAAGAACAGGCTGACACACGGCTGGGGCTGTTCTTGATGAGTCGTTCAGAACTGCCCTGATTGGCCCTTAGGTTGCGTTCTCCTGCGTGCTGGGGCGTGGGGTGGGTTCTTGGGCCTGCTGGGTCTGACAGCGATTTCTGGGGTTCCGCATAAGTCCTGGTCAGGCATGGTGTTTGATTCTTGCTACAAGTGTGGTTAGAATCACTGGTGAACCAAGAGGTTCAGAACAGGAGACAGGACCATGAAACTGACCAAGGCAACAGCCGAAGCCCGATACAAGAAGGGCATGGCACAACTGACCGCACGACACGGTGCGTTCAGAGTCCCCACCGATGAAGCCCGCGCACTGTCTGACGAACTGCGTGCGTTCTACATCATCACAGGCAACACGAACGTGACAGCACGACTGCTGTCGCAGAACATGATTCCCACCGCAGTTGCTCAGCGAGTGATGAACGAACTGGGTCACGATCAAGAAGCACCAGCAGTCACGCACAAGCCTTCACGCAAGGACCGTGTGAAGAACCTGATCAAGTTCGCCAAGGAACACAACGGTGAACAGTTCACCACTGAACAGTTGGTGGAAGTCGCAGGCTTCTGTCATGCGACCACACTGAAGTTCCTAAACGACAACCCGTACTTTCACAAGATCAAGCGTGGTCTGTACGAAGCACGCGATGTGGCTGGCGACCGCGCTGACGCACGACGCAATCGCAGTGGGGAGATGGTGGTCGTCTGACCGCCACACCCACCGCATACACTCACCAATACAACCACCCATAGACAGGAGAACACATGATTCACGTTCGACGTGAAGCCCCAAGCCTTCAAGACATTCCACTGATCATCGAAGAAACAATGTCGGTGCTTGCCGACATGGTTCGCGATGTGAACTTCATTGCTGAAGACTTGGACGACACCAAGAACCAACTGACCATCGCACAGGTCGCCACCATCACCGAACGAATCGAAACCATTCGCAAGGTGCTGGCAGTGACAAGTCGTGACGTGATGTTGGCTGGCACTGCTCTGATTCCCAAGGACGAGAAGACAGTGACGTGGAAGTCAGAAGATGGCCAGGAGTTCACAACGGAACTGAAGTGGTCGTCACGGCGCACCGCAGTTGCCAAGGACGAACTGCTGTCAGCGGTGAAGGACACGGCACGCACAGTGGACACCGACACTGGCGAAGTCGTCGTGGACTATCGCAACCTGCTGAACACAGTGGAGAAGGCTTACCGGCTGGAACCACGATGGACCGAAATCAAGACACTGGGAATCAACCCTGACGAGTTCTGCCAAACGAAGTACGAACCGTCATTGACAACAACAGCGAAAGGACAGGAACAGTGAAGCCCACAACCAAGGCAGAACGTCAGCGATTCTTCAGCGAGAAGAACGCACGACGCGCTCTGGTCACCGACAAGGCGACCCGACGACAGAACCGTGAGATGGGTCGTGCGCTGAGCGCACGCCTGTGGCGAAAGGGTGACGACAGTGGCGAGTGAAATGGTTCCATTCCGTCAGCCTGCGTTCAGCGAACTGGTGACTATGGCTGAGTACCTGTCGAACGCGTTCACGATTCCGAAGGCGTACCAACGGAAGCCTGCTGACATTGTGGCTGTCGGGCTTGCTGGTCAGGCGTATGGCTGGGACTTGTCCACGTCCATGCGGTGCTACCACGTCATTGAAGGCACAGCGTCGCTGAAGCCTGAAGCAATGCTGGCCCTGGTTCGTCGTCACGGTCACAACGTCAAGGTCGTCATGTCCACTGGCAAGAATGGTCGTGAAGCGTGCGCCTATGGCAAGCGTGCTGACAACGGTGACGAACACACTGTCGTGTTCTCAGAGGCTGACGCGAAGAACGCTGGGCTGGCTGGCAAGAAGAACTGGCAACAGTACCTGGATTCAATGCTTCAGTGGCGTGCTGTCAGTTCGATGTGTCGCTTCCTGTTCCCTGACGTTGTGTTGGGTGCTGGCTACACGCCAGAGGAAATCGGCGCAGACACCGACAGCGAAGGCGCACCAGTTCAGACAGGCGTAGTGACGCTGACTGTCGCTATGGCGAAGAACGAACTGCTGGTCGCTTGCGAAGGTGACAAGAACATGGCGAAGTATCTGTGGGGTGACCGCACGTCGATCACTGAAACAGAACTGGAAGAACTCACAAAGCAGGCGAAGGACTTGCTGGTGGAAGAAGCAGAAGTGGTGGACAAGCCACTGACTGCTGACGAAGCAATAGCAACCCTGGTCGAAGCGTTCGACCTGGATAACACAGAAGGGGAAGAATCATGATTCAGCACGACCAACGCACAGCGGTCTGGCGCAGGCTAGGTACGAACGTCATTGGTCTGACACCAGCAGAAGCACTGGCGAAGGCTGGCGCAGATTACGAAGTGGCAATCGTCCCACTGGTTGCGTCTGTTCCTGACACGCTCGTGAGTGCTGTCGCAGGCCAGGAGATGAACGTGGCGAAGCCAGTACCACGCAAGAGCCTGACGTACCGTCTTGACAACGGTGAACCCATCGCCCCTGTCGGTGCGCGCTACCACGTCGTTCAGACGAAGGAAGTGCTGTCACTGGTCGAAGCGATGACTGGTGCTGGCTGGCAACCTGAGTTCGCTGGGACGTTCAACAACAACAGCGCAGTGTTCATGGCAGGCAAGATGGACATGGCACTGAAGACCAGGGAGATTGACCCGTACCTGTGTTTCGTGAACTCATTCGACGGAAGCACTGGCGTGAAGTTCGCCTGTACCCCGTTCCGTCCGTTCTGTACGAATCAGATCAGGGCCATCTTCAGCAAGCGTGGTGAACGTCCTGTGATTTCGTTGCGACACACGACGCACATTCTGAAGCGTGCTGACACAGCCCGTGAACTGTTGGGGCTGACGACTGCCTACTACCGTTACATGGACGAACAGGTGGACCGACTGCTGGACAAGGTTCTGACTGAACAGATGTTGGCGCAGGCGTTGGATTTCGTCGCCCCGATCAAGGACGACGCACCTGACTTCGTTCGTGAACGCAAGGAACAGAAGCGTGCGACGTTGGTTCACACGCTTCGCACATCACCAACGATTGAAGACCGTGATCGTGACAGTGCGTGGGGCTTGTACAACGCGATGACCGAACTGGAACAGTGGAACCGTGATCAGTTCCCGACGCAGGCGCAAGCAGAAAAGATGTTCGGGAATCATCTCGGTATGGTTCCTATGACGAATCCGTCTGACCGTATGTTGCGAGTTCTGACCGCACCGTATTTCGGCTGACAAACAGAAGGGACCAGGCACGCTACAGTGCCTGGTCCCTATCACAGAGACAGGAGAGTCAAGTGACAGAAGTGAAGGATACAAGCCAGGTGGTCAGTGACACTGGACCGTTCGTGATTATTCCTGAATGGGTGTTGGTGTCGAAGATCAGTCATGGGGCTGTGCGGTTGTATGCGTTGCTGGGACGCTATGCGGATTATGAAACTGGCGAGGCGTTCCCTAGTCGCAAACTGTTGGCGACAAGGCTTGACGTTTCGGTGGCGACAGTGGACCGCATGGTGAAGGAACTGGTGGACATTGGTGCGCTGGAAGTGTTCAAGCGTTGCGACAACGGAATCTGGCTATCGAATCTGTATCGCATTAGGCGTGTACCAGGTAGCCCCACCAGTGATGAGGGTAGCCCCACCAGTGAGGATAGGGGTAGCCCCATGCGTGAGGGTAGGGGTAGCCCCACCAGTGACGAACTAACAAGAACCACTACTAACGAGAACCAACTGAACGAGAAGAAGACGCGACAGCCCGAAGTTCAACAGGTGTTCGATCTGTGGCTAGCAGTCACGGGCAAGGACAGACAGCGCACGAAACTGGACAGCAAACGTGAAGCACGAATCGTGTGGGCATTGAAGGCGTACCCATTGGACGATGTGCTGGACGCTGTACAGGGCTGGCAGAAGTCGCAGTTCCATTCAGGGCAGAACAGCGACGGGAAAGTGTGGAATGACCTGACCCTGCTGTTACGCAACGCAGAGAAGTTGGAGTTCTTTCGTGACTGCCAACGTCGCCCAACGCCAGCAGGCGCACGCGTGTCTGACACCTGGCGCAGACTCGCAGGAATGATCGGGGACAAGTCATGAGCAAGGAAGGCGTAGTTCGTGCGCTGGCGACACTGAGCGCGGCGTATCAGCGTGAACTGACTGACCCCACCATCGCCCTGTACATGGAAGCCTTGAACGATCTGGACGACCGTGCGCTGATGAGCGCGTGTGAAGCAGTCATCGTGACCAGTCGGTTCTTCCCCACCATTGCTGAACTCAGGGAACGTGCTGTGTTCGCCCTTCACCCTGAAGGCGCACCGCCAGCCCCTGAAATGGCGTGGGCTGAAGTCATGAAAGCCGTGACCACCCAAGGACGCTACGAACGCCCACAGTTCACACACGAACTGATCAGGGCCACACTTGACCTGACAGGTGGCTACGTTCGTCTGTGTGACGCGACAACAGCGTCAGAGGGTGCGAACCGCGCCCAGTTCATTTCGACGTACCAGAGGCTCATACAGCGTGAATCTGTGGCGACGTTCGCCCTGGGGTCTGGCGGGTTGAAGGAGTTGTCAGCATGAAGCGTGGCGGTCCCCTTCGACGCAACAGCCCACTGAAAGCCACACAAGGCTTGAAACGAACCGGCAGGCTGAACCCAGTATCCAAGAAACGCGCACGCCAACTAGCCAAGAGGCGACAGGTCATAGACGAACTGCTGAAGCACCGGACTATCTGCGAAGCCAGTACACGAATCGCCAACGTGGACCGCAACCACCGCTGTTTCAGAATCCCGTGGGACGTACACGAACCCTTGACCCGTGCGCGTGGTGGTTCGATCACAGACCCAGCGAACATGATGGTCGTCTGTCGCCCCTGCCACGACTGGATTCACGCCCACCCGAAACTTGCCACACAGGTAGGTCTACTGGTGTCCCGATACACGGGCAGGTATGATCAACCAGATGGGGAAGACGTACACGATTGAAGACAGCGTGCGCCCCTGGACAACCAACAGCGAACGAACCTGGCACTACCAGAAACGCGCCAAGGTCGTGAAGGAAACAAGGGAACGCTGGTTCTACCTAGCGAAAGAAGCCAGAGTCCCACGCCTGAAGAAGATCAAGGTCGCAGTCGTACCACTAGCCAAGGACAGGAGATGGAAGCCAGATGTAGCCGCGTGTTACCCAGCAGTGAAAGCCGCGATAGATGGACTGGTGGACGCAGGTGTCATACCTGACGACAACCCAACACACCTAGAGTCCATCACGTTCTTCTCAGTGAACGTCTGCGGTCGTGAAGGTATGCGCGTCATCATCAGCGAACTCACATGAACACAACAGATCAGATCACACAGATAGACCTAGAAGCAGAGATGTTGCGTATCTGCGACAGAATCGAACAAGACATTGACCTTCTGGCTGACCTATCCACGCAACGCGCTGAAGCCGAATCTGCGTACAAGTACCGACACGCACGAAGCATGGTCGAACAAACAGCGAAGGTTCCTGTGGCAAGCAAGGAAGCGATAGCGCACCTGCGTGCCAGCGAGGAATACCGACAGTGGAAAGTGTTGGAAGGACGAGAGAAGGCGACACAGCAAGCACTGTTGGCTTCACGCGCACGATTGGACGCACTACGCACAATCTCAGCGAACGTCAGAGCAATGACATGACGCTATGCCCAGTGTGTTCGCAACCAATGTTCGCCAGGTTCGTAGACGTAACGACGTTCGGTGAAGACGCACCACAGTGGGTGGAAGCCAAGAACTACTGCCCGAACTGTTTGGAACAAGACCTGACAGCAGAAGTGAAAGCGTGGCGTTCAATCGCAGACGACCTGTACCGCGAACTTCGACAACACCAAGAACCCGTACCGCAATCAGTAATCAACGCTCTGGTGCGATACGACAGACAAACACAAGGAAGACACTGACATGACAACCACTGAACCAATCAACAAACTGGCACGCGCTAAGGAACTCACACGCGCCATGCGTGAACACGAACAGCGAATCGTCGCAATGAATAATGAGCGTCGCGCACTGTTGCGTGAGATGTGGAAAGACGACGGGCTTCGTCAGCGTGAAATCGCTGTGGAACTAGGCGTGACTTCCCAGACGATCTGGAACGAAATCCACCGCAAGGACCATACGCAAGGGGTGTAACGGGGCTACATAAGTCCTGGTCAGAAGGTTATTTCAGAAATCTTCAGAATAAGTGTGTTTCTGCTGTACAAGTGTGGTTATGATGTGGTCATGGAAACAACCACAGCAATCACCGCAACCCGCACAATCAAGAACAATAAGGCGGTCGTCACGATCACCTTCCCCGACGGAACCACCGCCAAGGCGAGTGGCGCTCGGGCCGAGCGAGCCGAAGGTGCTGTCGCTTTCAAGAACTACCACGGCAAATGGCAGGTCGGTCTGCGTGCCAGCCTGACGGTCGCCCAAAACGAAGCCATGCGAGCGAACGCCCCGCACACGGTCACGCTCAGCAAGGGTTTCGCCCGACCGCACGTCATCGAATGCGAAGGAACGCCCGACTACTACGCCTGCCCGATCACAACCACACATAACAATGAACAGGCAGGTGCGTGACATGGAAGCCCTACCTGAAATCGAAACGTACCGCGACCCACTGTCAGTCCCGTTGCCTGACGACCCACGCCAATACCCACACCCAGAGTCAGAAC